GTTGTTGGTAATGTAGAGGAACTTAATATAAAGATTCCTGATGATTATCCATCTGCATTTAATACACTCTCTGATAATGATGATTCAATAGCACATCATATTACAACACCAAAACCTGGTATAGAATTGGATTGTCCTAGAAAGTATAAAGAAGATGAGTCCATCAAAGCTCTTCAGGATTATATTTCTACCACTTATGGTGGACATTATACTTCTGACAATAATAACGTCCAGACACTTGATCTTATTGAATCAGTAGGAGATGCAGAAGCATTCTGTAGGTCTAACGCAATCAAGTATCTAAGTCGTTACGACAAGAAGGGACAAGCAAAACGTGATATACTAAAAGCATTACATTATTCACTCCTACTTTATCATTTTAGTGGGCAACTCAATGAAACTCCGACCCGTGGTTATGAAACTTTCTGACAAAACTCTTTCACTTCTTAAAAACTTTTCGACTATCAATCAGTCAATTCTTTTTAAGAAGGGAACAAAACTTCGCACAATAAGTGTGATGAAAAACATTCTTGCTGAAGCGACAATTGAAGAGGAACTTCCCAAGGATTTTGGTATATATGATCTTGGACAATTTCTTAATGGATTAAGTCTTCATCATAACCCTGATCTTGATTTTCAAGATGATAGTTATGTGGTAATCAAAGAAGGTAGATCTCGTTCTCAGTATTTCTTTGCTGATCCTCAAGTAATTGTGACTCCTCCTGAAAAGAATATGACTCTTCCTGACGAGACTGTTAGTTTTGAGTTGAGCACTGATCAATTAGATAAGTTGCTTAAGGCAGCAGCAATATATCAACTCTCCGATTTGTCTGTAGTTGGTGGAGAAGGTGTTGTTAAGGTTCTTGTTCGTGATAAGAAGAATGAAACATCAAATGATTTCTCTATTATTGTAGGAGAAACAGATGGAACATTCTCATTTAACTTTAAGGTAGAGAATATTAAAATTCTACCTGGTAATTATGATGTAGTTGTTTCTCAGAGTTTGATATCCAGATTTACATGTAAAAATCAAGATCTAACTTATTATATTGCACTAGAACCAGATTCTACATTTGAATAATGCATGATGAATTTTTATGGGTTGAAAAATATAGACCCAAAACTATTGAAGAATGTATTCTCCCAGAAAATATTAAGAAAACCTTTAGAGATTTTCTAAATAAGGGTGAAGTGCCAAACTTACTTCTTTCTGGTCCTGCTGGATGTGGAAAGACTACAGTTGCCAAGGCACTTTGTGCAGAATTGGGGGTTGATGTCTATGTCATTAATGGGTCGGATGAAGGCAGGTTTCTTGACACTGTTAGGAATAACGCCAAGAACTTCGCATCTACAGTCTCTCTTAGCAGCCAGTCGAAGCATAAAGTCATCATCATCGACGAAGCAGACAATACCACTCCCGACGTACAACTCCTCCTTAGAGCGTCTATTGAGGAGTTCTCCAGAAACTGTAGATTCATTTTCACTTGCAACTACAAAAATAAAATCATTGAACCCCTGCATTCGAGATGTGCTGTGGTTGAGTTTGGTATTCAGGGAAAGTATAAGCAAGAAATTGCAATAGCATTTTTCAATAGACTTGTATCTATTTTAGAAGGAGAAAAGATTCAAGTTGATAAAAAAGTTCTTGCGGAACTTATTAATAAACATTTTCCTGATTGGAGAAGAGTTCTTAATGAGTGTCAAAGATATGCTGTTGGTGGTAAAATAGATAGTGGTATACTAGCTCACTTTAGTGATGTAAAGGTTAATGATCTCATTAAAAACCTCAAGGAAAAGAACTTTCCAGAAGTACGTAAATGGTGTGTCAATAACTTGGACAATGATTCTTCTGTACTTCTTCGTCGCATTTACGATAGTCTTAACGAATCCCTTGTGCCTAACACTCTTCCTGCTGCCGTTCTTATTATTGCGAAGTACCAGTATCAAATCGCATTCGTCGCAGATCAAGAAATAAATTTACTTGCATGTTTGACTGAGATTATGGTAGAATGTGAGTTCAAGTAATTATTATTATGATCAATAAAGAAAAAGTGAGAGCACAAGTTAAGTCTAGATTTTATTATCTATTTTGGGGTATTGCAACAGTATCTGTAGTAGCAGGTCAACTATATGTTGGATCTGGATATAGAATGTTTGGTAGATCCTTAAATAGAATATTGGATACTATTCAATTAGAAGTTGGACAATCGTATAACAATGAGAGGTTTTACTAATGTTTGCTAATTTAATTCCACATGGAAACCTTCCAGGTTTATCACCTGAAGGGCAAATGGTTGCTATTATAGTAGGACTATTATTCTTTGTAATGGGATATGGTTTATATCTTACTTTTGGACCAGGTAAAGTAGATTTACGTGATCCTATTGACGAACATGCTAAGATGCATGAACTAGGTATTGCACACGGACATGGTGGCAGTAAGGATGCATATGAGATGTCTGGTAAATTGACTCATAAACATGATGAAAGTGAAAGCACTGAAGACTCCGCTTAGGTATCCTGGTGGTAAGTCAAAAGCAATTAAGACATTAACTCCTTGGTTTCCTCAAACCATATCAGAGTATAGAGAACCATTTATTGGTGGTGGATCTATTGCTATTCAGATTACAAAATTGTATCCAGACATTCCTGTTTGGATTAATGATCTTTATGTGCCTTTATATAACTTCTGGACACAGTTGAGGGATAGGGGAGAAGAACTGTCTGAGAGGGTCAGAGAAGAGAAGCAGAGGACGTTGGATGAGGGTGATAAGGATAAAGTAACTGCAAAGGCAAAAGAACTTTTTAATAAGTATAAGAAAGAGATTGATACTTATGATGACTTTGAGAAAGCAGTAGCATTCTTTATAATGAACAAGTGTAGTTTCTCAGGACTTACAGAGAACAGCACATTTTCACAGTCAGCATCTAATTCTAATTTCTCTCTTGTAGGGGCAGATAAACTTGCACAGTTTTCTAAGTTAATTAAACACTGGAAGATAACTAATATAGATTATTCGGAAGTAATGAGAGAACATGGATCAAGTAATACATTTGTATTCTTAGATCCTCCTTATGATATTAAGGATTTTCTTTATGGAAAGAATCGTGAGATGCATAAATCATTTGACCATAATAGGTTTGCAGAGGACGTTTATAATTGTGTCCACAAGTTTATGATTACTTACAATGTTAATGATAGACTTATGGAGTTATATAAAAATTACAATCTTAAAGAATGGAAACTTAGATACTCCATGGCTCATCGTGGAGATAAGGGAACCGATGAAAACATTAAAACTGAATTGTTGGTTACCAATTATTCTATTGTCCCACAAACCCCATTAGAACTTGCATTATCATGAACTTAACTGACTACATAAATGATATCCCAGACTTTCCTAAAAAAGGAATTCTCTTCAGGGATATATCTCCACTTCTAAAAAGTCCTGAAGGATGGGGTGAAGTTATGCGTCGATTTGGATTCTTTTGTGAAAGAACAACTCCCGATCTAATTGTTGGAATTGAATCTAGAGGATTTATTGTAGGATCTTCTTTAGCAACACAACAAAGAACTGGGTTTGTTCCTGTTAGAAAAAAAGGTAAATTACCTGGTAAAGTGTTGGGAGTAGATTATACTTTAGAGTATGGTAGAGACCGATTAGAGATCCAATCAGATGCCTTTGAGGGTAATCCTAGAGTACTTTTGGTAGATGATTTACTTGCTACTGGTGGAACAGTAAATGCTGCTTCTAAACTAATAAAAAAAGCAGGTGGTCAATTAGTGGGATGTGCGTTTATAATAGAATTGTCTGCATTAAAGGGAAGAGAAAGTATTCCCAATGTTCCTATTAATTCTTTGATTGAATATGACTGAAGAACTAGAAAAAGAAAGATGGATTGATGATGACTATACCATGATCAATCAATATTATATGGGTAAGACTCAGTATCCCAATCTTCCTTGTTATCTTCAAGATGAGAATGGAGAAGTCTTTGAATTTAAGTGGGATCTAATCTATCAATACATTTCTAAACTACAAGATTATGAGTATTGAATTAAAAGATTGGTTAAACTCCATCAATTTTAATAAAGAAAATTTGATGGAAGATCCTGCTGTAAAGAAGGATTATCCACCATATATTATCAATCGTTGTTTGTCAGGACATCTTGATTGTATTATGTTTGCTAACGAAATGAATAAGTATTCTTTCTTAGATAAAGATATGCAATATTCTTTTTATCTAAATACACTTAGGAAAAAGAAGAGATTCAGTCCCTGGCTCCGTAAGGAAAAAGTCACAGACCTTGAAATCATTAAACAATACTATGGTTATAGTAACGAAAAAGCATCACAAGCTTTGAAAATATTAACCCCCGAACAGATTAAATTTATTAAACAACGACTTGATACTGGAGGAATGAAATGACTGTCATGGCTGAACCTGAAATAAAGTGGTCTCAAGATAAAATGGTTGAGGTAAACCTCAAAGAACCAGATGACTTCCTTAAAGTTCGTGAAACACTGACAAGAATTGGTGTAGCGTCACGAAAAGAAAAGAAACTTTACCAAAGTTGTCATATTTTACATAAACAGGGTAGATACTATATCGTACATTTTAAGGAGCTTTTTGCCCTTGATGGAAAGCACGCTAACCTTACTTCTAACGACGTTCAGCGTCGGAATCGTATTGCTCGTCTTCTTGCTGATTGGGGTCTCATTGACGTAGTTAAACCAGATTCAGTAACTGATATTGCTCCACTCAATCAAATCAAAGTTCTTGCTTATAAGGACAAGGGTGATTGGATACTTGAGCAGAAGTATAATATTGGGAAAAAGGGTAAGACCCAAGAGACGCAGGAAACCGAATAAAATTATAGGGAGTTCAACACTCCCTTTTTTTATGGTGTGTGCTATAAATATAGTATGGATGCCGTAAGGATCCACAACACACTCGCTTAATAAGGAGCTACTATTATGGGTAACCTACAAAGGTACACCGCCTCAGATCTTCCAGCACTATTGGACAGGATCTCAAAAAACAGTATTGGAATGCATGATTATTTGGATCGTGTATTTGATTTTCAAGAAGCACAACCTAATTATCCACCATACAATTTGGTGCAGTTAAATAATCATGAATCGAAATTGGAAATTGCGTTGGCAGGCTTCAAGAAAAATGAAGTTAAAGTCTATACGGAGTTTGGAAAACTATATGTGGAAGGCAAAAAAGAAGAATCAAAAAATGTTGGAGAATTTGTCCATAAAGGACTTGCCCAACGTTCCTTCCAACGTATTTGGACGATCACCGATGATACAAAGGTTGGATCCGTCAAGTTTGAAGATGGACTCCTCACCGTGGAGTTGAATAAAATAGTTCCAGAACATCATTCTCGAAAAGAGTA